TGGCTCATCGCTACACTCAATGGTGAATGCGGTCCTGATAATCCTGATTTCCCTGTACCACTTCGACACCTGCTACTGAAGGGTGGCCGCGGCTCGGCGAAGTCACACACAACAGCACGCATTATCGTCAACGTGGTCAAAGCGCTTGGAGTGAGAGTGCTGTGTACTCGTGAGACCATGAAGTCGATCGAGGAGTCTGTGCACCAACTGCTGAGTGATGTCATCCACGAGCTTGAGTACAGCAACGACTTCGACGTCAAGAAGACGACCATCGAGTGTAAGAACGGTGGCAACTTCCTGTTCGCTGGCTTAAGACAGCAGGACGTCGCCAAGATCAAGTCGACCGAGAAGATACAGATCGCATGGTGTGAGGAAGCCCACGTTCTCAGCGAGCATTCCCTTGAAGTACTAACACCGACAATCCGTGAGGAAAACTCGGTACTGATATACAGCTATAACCCGGAGTTAGACGATGACCCAGTTCACGCACGTTTTGCCCTCGACCCGCAACCGGATGTGTGTGTCGTTACCCTCAACTGGCGGGATAATCCGTGGTTCCCTGACGTCCTCAATCGAGAACGACAGCGAACCTATGACCGTGACAAAACAGACGGAAAATACAAATATAATTGGATCTGGGAAGGTCACACTCTGCCCGCTGTCGAGGGCGCCATATTCGCTAACGAGGTAGCCAAGCTCCACGAGCAGGGCCGCATCATTCCGCTCGAGTACGATCCAAAGGGTCAGGCGCATGTGATTATGGACTTGGGCTATGGCGTGATGACAGCGCTACTGGTGCAGAAGTTCGCCAGCACCATTCAGCTTATTGGATACAAAGAGATGTATCACAGCACCTACCACGACCTGACGCTGGAACTGAACAAGCACGACTATCGCTGGGGTAAGGTGTTTATGCCGCACGACGCAGCGCACAGGGATCCGAAGTACGGTAAGAGCCACAAGGAAGTCATGCAGGAGCTCGGCTGGACAGTGGCAGGTGTTGAGCAGGTTGGTGTGGAGAACTACATCGAGGCAGGGCGCAATCTATTCCAGAATATCTACATCAGCAACACCGACAGCACAGAACATGGCGGCTTGGTGCAGCTGCTCAGGTGCTTGAAGCGCTGGCGCTATCAGGTGATCGAGACAGACACTGGCAGCAAGAAGCTCAACCCACCGATGAAGGATGAGTTCAGCCACGGCGGTGAGACATTTTGTTACACTGCGGTAGTTGCAGATCAGCTGGTGAACGACAACAGGCAGATAGCTGATCCCTACAAGGCATTAAGAGGCGGATACGCAGCATGAAAACACAACTAACGCTGATTGATTCGGCAGGGGTTAGCGAACAAAACGATGAGTGGTACACGCCCTCGTGGCTGTTCGATGCGATGGGCCATACTTTCGATATCGATCCATGCAGCCCCGGTTCTCCACCGTCGACGGTCACAGCAAAGAAGCATTTGACCAAAGAAGCCAACGGACTGAACGCAGAGTGGTCTGGTAGTGTGTGGCTTAATCCTCCGTTCTCGTCCAAGCGCCTTTGGTATGAGAGGTTGATTGAACATGGCAATGGTATTGCGCTGATGCCGAACCGTACCGAGACATTCGACTTACAGGCATACATGCAAGCCGCTGATGCGCTGTTGTTTATGAAGGGGCGGATTTACTTTGAGCGCGGTAGCAGACCCGGTGGCAACACCAAACGGCAGACCACCACGCCTCCATTCGGCATTGTACTGTGTGCATACGGGGACGAGATGAAAGAGGTGCTTTTGAGTAGCCGCATTCAAGGCGTGAGGTGTGAAACGAGATGAAATCGACAGTAGACAAGCGCACGAAGGAATACCGCAAGTACAACCGTGACGAGGATATCGTCAGGAACGCTCGAGAGCGCTATAAGGTGATGTCTGAAGACGATCGCCACAATCGCATTGACGCACTCGAGGATCTGCGCTTTGTAAACCTGCCCGGCTCGCAGTGGTCGGAGTCGATGAAGACGTATCGAGGTGATCGGCCCTGCTACGAGTACAACAAGACACGCATACGCTGTAAGCGGGTGATCAACGATATGCGCGACAATCGTCCTGCCGGCAAGATACGTGCAGTCGAGGGTGGCGACAAAGAGATTGCCGAGATCTACGAAGGGCTGTGCCGCAACATCTGGAACGCATCACACGGCGATAACGCCACTGATTACGCTGCTGGTTATCAGGTGCAGGGCGGTATGGGCGCTTGGCGAGTGAATACCGAATACTCTGACGACACGGCGTTCAATCAGGACCTGATCGTAGAGCCGATCGAGAATCCACTGTGCTTGTACGCTGATCCCTCGTCACGTGATCCGATGTACCGTGACGCAAAGGACTGGATTTACACCTATCGCATCTCGCACGACAACTTCGAGTCTGAGTACGGCACGAAGGCAGAGAAGGTCGACTTCGAGGCCGATGATGAGTTCAATGACGACCACGACGACGAGTGGACCGACGAGGACACCGTTCGTATTGCCGAGTACTGGTACAAGGTGCCAGTGACCAAAGAGCTGTGGCTGCTCGAGACAGGTGAGGTGGTCGACTCTGAGTCTGATGAGGCCAACGGTATTCCAGCGGAGGTAATCCAGAATAAACGTGAGGTGAAGACGCACGAGATTCGTATGTGCATCATGTCTGGCTCTGAAGTCCTCGAAGGTCCGGTGAAGTGGGCTGGCCGTAAGTTCCCGTGGGTGATGGTGCACGGCGAGGAGATGAACATTGAGGGCCGTAACTACTGGTGGGGTCTGGTTCGTCACGCTAAGGACGCACAGCGCAATTACAACATCAGCAAGACGGCGATTGCCGAGACCATTGCACAGACACCGAAGGCCAAGTTCTGGGCCACGAGCACACAGGCAGCGGGTCATCTTGACGAGTGGGCAGAGGCTGACAAGAAGAACTTCCCATACCTGCTGTACGAGGCAGATCCAGCGACGGGTGGACGAGAGCCAGCTCGCATGGGTGGTGCTGATGTACCAGTGGCATTACTGCAGCAATCCGCGGTAGACAACGAAGACCTGAAGGATGTTATGGGCTTACCTGATGCTTCGATGGGTCAGTCTGGTGATGAGAAGTCAGGCCGGGCAATTTACGCTCGGCAGCAGCAGGGCGAGATCGCTAATTTCGATTACAAGGACAACATGGCCAAAGCGGTCGAGTACACGTTCGAGATCCTGATTGACCTGATCCCTGAGATCTATGACACAGAGCGTGAGCTACGAGTGCTGGGCGTTGATGGCGCCGAGGATTACAAGAAGGTGAACCAGATCGTAATGGATCCTGAGTCTGGCAAGGCTGTCCGTGTGAATGACCTATCAATGGGTCGCTACGATGTCACCGTGACCTCTGGTCCTGCGTTCTCCACCTTGAGGCAGGAAGCTGCCGAGACTTACGGGCAGCTCGGGCAGCAGTTCCCGGCGCTGATGGAGCTCGCAGGGGATCTCCTGTTCAAGTCGATGGATCTACCGTATGCCGACGAGATTGCCGATCGCATGAAGGCGATACTGCCACCGCCGATCCAGCAGATGCTCAATCAGGACACGGAGCAGTCACCAGAGGTTCAGCAGGCAATGCAGCAGGCAGAAGCGGCTATGGCTCAGGTGCAGGAATACGGTCAGCTGGTACAGGCAGCGAGTGCCGAGTTGCAGGAGGAGGCTGCTGACAACGAGAAGCTGAAGGCCGAGATCGAAATCGAGGCGGCGAACTTACGCACAGCACGGGCAGAGTTTGAGGCACAGATCGCCGAGCAGATGGCGAAGGTGGCTGAGGCGAATGCTGGTGTCAGTGAGAAGGCAGCGCAACTCACGGTGAAGGGTGCAGATCTCAAGGAGCTCGCTACGGGTCTGGGCACGACCATTGACGAACGCGACAGCTCTGCTCTGGATATGTCGAACAAGATCGACGAGCTGTTGGCTGGCTTTATGAATCAGGTTGACGCTGCGATGGGCAACATGCAGGCAAGGGCAGAGAGTCTGGAAGTTAAGTCGGAACGCCAGCCGATTGGTGGTACTACACATCGTGAAGGTGGTAAGATCACCGCAGATATAGAATTTGACGATGGCAGCACAAAGAGTGTTGCCGCCGTGCGGGAGAAAGGCGGACTCAGGATTGTTCCAACTGAGGAGCCACAACCCGAATAACTTTCGCTGGGAAGCGCACACGCAAGGGTGATCCATGAGTGAAGTAGCAGAGGACCTTGAACCTCAGACAGATGCAAGCACGAGTTCGGAGCCTGAAGACCGCTTTGCCGATGACACATCGGTAGACACTTCAGTCGTTGAAGCTGTACCAGATCCCGTCGAGGTGGAGGCCGAGACAGAGGAGGTTGCAGAAGATCCGGAAAGTGAAGTCGAATCATCACCGGCCGGGGAAGAAGACCCTGACGCAAAAACTGACCATCCGCAACCGGGCGACATCGAATATACCGAGGCCGTTCAGACACGGATGGATGATCTGACCACTAACTGGCGCGACACTCAACGGGCGTTAGAGAGTGCGAATCTGGAAGTCGATAAGCTGCGTAAGCAGTTAGCGGAAGTTCCGGAGCAGCACGAGCCGTTAAAGACGCTGGCTGATTTTGATCACGATGATGCGAAGTACCAAGAGTATCGAATGCAGGAGGGTGAACGTCGCTCTGCTGCGGCAGCAAGGAAGGCGGTACTCGAGGCTAAGGACGAGCAGGCTCGTGAAGAAAGTGCACTGAAGATCAGTAAGGCAGAGACAGAGTATGCGGAGAAGCACGAGGATTATTTCACGGTGACGAGAGATCCTAACCTGCGAATATCCACACCGATGCTGGATGCAGTGGCAGAGTCTGAGATCCGGGAAGATGTGTTATTTCATCTTGGCAAAAACCCGGACAAGGCAATGTCGATGTATGGTCTTCCGGATTCCGTAGCAGGGTTCCGAATGGGCCTGTTAGCAGCGGAGCTGAAAGCCGAGCAAGTCAAAGCCGCCAAGCCTAAAGTGGTTAGTAAGGCGCCCCCGCCCCCGCCGAAGATTAAGACGGGTGATGCAGGCTTGGAGAAGGGTTATCACGAGAAGATGACCGACAAACAGTTTGCGAAGCAGAGGGCAAAAGAGATAGCTAACCGTTAAGGAGTAATTAACGATGGCTAACACACTCAGTGTTATTGATATGGTGACACGTGAGGCGCTTCGCATTGCACATGAGAAGCTGTCCTTTATTGGCACCATTGACCGTAGCTATGACAGTTCTTACGCCAAGTCTGGCGCCAAGATCGGTGATACGTTGCGCGTCAGAAATCCAAACCAGTACGTCCGTCGCAAGGGCTCTCGAGTCATGGATGTACAGGATCAGGCCGAGAGCACGCAGAATGTAACCGTCGCTACGCAGGACGGTGTTGATATGAAGTTCAACTCGGCAGAGTTGTCCCTGAGTATCGATGAGCTTTCACGCCGCTACATTGAACCAGCAACATCGGTTCTGGTGTCCGGTATTGAGTCTGACGTTTTGCAGGGCGTTACCAAAGACGTCTATCAGCAGACCGGTACGACTACGGAAGTTGTTGGTGCGACGGATCTGGACGCAGTGTCTCAGGCACGAGCCAAGCTCAACCAGCAGCTGGCGCCGAAAGACGCTAACCGCTGCATCCAGCTCGACTCGGTAACGATGGCTGGTGTTATCAACGGTCAGCGTGCACTGTTCAATGACCAGAAGCAGCTTTCGACGGCATTCAAGGAAGGTTATCTTGGTCGCTTCGCAGGTGCTGACTGGTACGAGAACGATCGCACGTATGCACACACCAACACGACAGACGCTGATGTGGCGTATGCGGTTGATGATGCAACGCGCCTCGCGGCTTACACCGACGCTGATGGACTGTCAGTTCTGAACTTCGATGCAAAGGGAACGCTCAGTTATTCACTGGGCACAACCTTCACCATCGCTGGTGTTTTTGACTGTCATCCTGAAACCAAAGCCAAGTACGCACACTTAAAGCAGTTTGTGGTAATCCCGCCAGACACCTCGACTACGGCAACGCAGTCTGACATTACGTTCTCACCGACGCTGCGCGCTGGTGGAGCGAAACAGAATGTCTGGATCTCGGGTGGATCTGCAAATATTGCAGCTTTGGAAGACAACGTAACAGCTTGCTATGCAGGCTCCGGTATTGTCTATCAGTCGAACCTGATGTATCACAAGGACGCATTCACGTTTGTGACTGCCGACTTGCCGATCATGGACGATGCAATCAGGTGTGTACGCCGTATGCAGGATGGCTTGGCCATCAGGTGCTGGCAGGGTAGCGACATCAGGAATGATGAGTTACTGCTTCGTTTGGACATTCTTTACGGGTACAAGACCCTGCGTCCAGAGTGGGCTTGCCGACTCAACAATTAGGAGTAGATTATGACTATTACTTCTGAAGTTGAACGCCTCGATACAGGCGATCCTGATGGCTGCAAGTACCGTGGTGGACATCGTGAAGTGATCTCAGGGAAGGAGAATACGACTTTTCCGTATATCCTTAAGCCTGAAGAAAGCGGAGCGCTGTGTGTTCACGGTGCAGCCGATGGTGCTGCTTGGGTTCTGCCGCCGGCAGAGGCTGGCTTGTGGTACGAGTTCTTGGCGACTGTCTCGGTTACTGCTTCTGACGTTTACACTGTCACCTGTTCTTCGGGTGATTTTATGATTGGTGTAATCGTTGGTGGTAACTTGACGATCGGCGCCTCGGGCGATGTCTTTACCGCAAACGGGTCAACGCATCTTGCGCTTTCCCAAAACGGTAGTACCACGGGTGGCCTGATCGGTGATACCTTCGTCCTCACTGCAATTAACGATTCGCAGTGGGCCATGACACAAGGTGTAAGCGTTGGTTCTGGAACCAATGCAACGCCGTTCACCACATAGGAGATAGATTATGACGATTCCATCAGCACTACAGTCGATTTCCAGTAAAGATGGTGACGGCAGCATTGCAAAGGGTCTTCATCGTGAAGTGATCAAGTTTTCATCGACCACAAATGGTGGAGCCGGAGTTGGACTGGTGAGTTACCAGCTGACACCGGACCAATCGGGCGCACTGATAATCTTTGACTCGCTGACAGGCAATCTGGTTAAGTTACCAACACCAGCTGCAGGAATGCAGTTCGAGTTTATCGTTGAGCTGGCCTGCACCAGTAACGAGCATAAAATCCTGACCAAGCTGGTCGCATCGGAGTTTCTGCTTGGGTCCATTATTTCGGCATCGGAAACGGTCGCCGAGGGCATGGACGTATTTACTGGTAATGGTTCGACACACGTTTCGGTCTCGATGAACGGTACAACCACTGGTGGTGAAGTGGGCACGCGCCTTGTCTTCACCGGCCTGAGTAGCACTCAATGGGGAATTAAGGGTGTTAATCAGGGCAGTGGCGGTGCTGTCACCGATCCATTTGATACTACTTAGGAGAACGCAATGACGATTCCAGCAGAACTATACGAACTGTCAAGCCGTGATCCTGATGGGTCAATCTGGAACGGCGCACGGCGTGAGATCATCACTGGCAAGGAAAATGGCACCACGGCATATCAATTGCTACCTGAGCAATCGGGTGCATTGATTGTCAATAACTCCTTGACGGGGGCGCTCTATACGCTGCCTACACCAGTTGAGGGTATGTGGTTTGAGTTTTGGACTAAGCTGGCCTGTACGTCTAACGAGTACAAGGTCATCACCAAGACCATCTTAACCGAGTTTATTCTCGGTGCGGTGACGGCAACACATGCCACGGTTGGTTCATCGGGTACGGCGTATCCAGCGGTTGTGGGCGACTCTTTTGTCTCTCATAACCAGAACGGTACGACTACCGGTGGTGTTCCGGGTGATCAACTCATCCTGACGGCAATCAGCACTACGCGCTGGGTTGCCTCGGGGTGGTCTGTTCAATCGGGATCCACAGGTGATCCGTGGAGTACGAGTTAGACTGGGTGGGGGCTTCGGCCCCCTCCTTTAACTGAGGAAAGAGCATGGACAGAGCAGCAAAGATCAAGCTGATTAACACGGCCACCGGTGATCCGAAGATGCGGAGGGACCTGACGGCGATGATTGATGAACCAGCACCGATGCCAAAGTTGGATATCAAGAAGAAGCCAGCGAAGAAGGCCGCTAAGAAGAAAGCGGGGTCGAAGAAATGACCAAACAAGCGCAACTCGTACAGACGATGTGCGATTACGCCGTGGTCGATGTCTCAGACAACAGCACCACGGTCTACGCTGGCCCGGCAATGCTGTATGGCGTGTATGTCAATACAGTCTTATCGGCGCACACTTGCCCGATCACAGATGGTGGCACCACGGTGGTAACAATTGTGGCTTCGGCTGCTGCGGGTACGTCGATCCTTTATCCGGGGATCCGCTTTAATACCTCGTTGATTGTCGATCCGAACGACTCGGGCACAGGCAGTATCGTGGTGGCTTATCGCAAGGTAAACCCGGATCTGGTTGATGGATTGACTACAATCACGCCGGCCACATAATGGCCACTTTACTGTCGGTCATCGATGACGCACTGCGCGACATCAACGTGATATCGGAGGTAGAGAACGCCTCGGCTGAACAGGGTTCGTTTGCACTGCGTAAGCTCAACCAGATGATGGACCTGTGGCGCGAGACCAAAGATATCGATCTTGGTTACTTCAACCAGACCAGCACCAGCGGCACGATCCCTGTACCGGATTGGTCGCTGTTGGCGGTGACCAGTGGCTTGTCGATCGCTTTGGCGCCGAAGTACGGTGCCACGGTATCCAACGAGCTGATTGCTGTTGCTGATTCTTCGATTAAGGGTGTACAGAGTAAGCTGCAGATCGAGAAGAAGAAGGGTGTCGATCTATCGTACCTACCTGTGGGTTCTGGTCATTACGGTCGTGGAAACAATATACTGACGGATAGCTAACATGCCGGAAAAAGTCGAATTATGGCCCGGTCAGGTTGTAGAGATCGACATTGGCGGTTTGGAGTCAGTCGGCAAGGTCAGTAACTATCTGCGTGACGAGGGCGTTCCGCAATTCAAGCAGGACGTCACCGACTTTAGTAAGGGCGTGGCGACGGCGCCTTTTACGGCTGCGCCTGATATCGTCGGGCTGGCCACACAGGGCGTAAACGCACTCACAGATTACGCCTCCAATTACGTATACGGTGATAGCCGCGGTGCACTGAATGCGCCGGTTATCAGCGGTGATCCGATCCGTGAGGTAGCCGGTTTGGATCCTTCTTCTGGCGCCGGTATGGCCGGTGAGTTCATGGATCCCACGAACGCGCTTTACAAAGCCCCGGCCGCACTGGCGAAAGC